AAAGAATTACAGGTTAGGGATGAAGCCAATCGTCCCAGCGGAATGATAGTTGGGGTGACCCCCAGCGCGTGTCGGACCTGCCATGGTGATTCTCCTTGGCTAACTAACGAACTCTACCTTCCCGTAGTGCCTGTACGAATTCAGCATGCAGCTTATCGACAGCCTGCATTTTCTCAGGGCTAGGCGGTCCACCACGAATGGTGCGTTGTACTGCCTGCTCGTACTCTTTGCGAGTCCAGATCTTGGCTCCAGTCAACGTTTGCGCGGGCGCATTTGTGTGACCGGCACCACGAGGTACAACCTCATTTTCTCGACTCTTAGGCTCTACGGACTTCTTGTAGGCACTGTAGATATCAGCCATCCGGCTAACATCCCAAGCCTTTTTGGCGCTTGCACCAAGATCACGCCAGGTCTTTCCAGAGGAAGGCTCAACCGAGTTCAGGAACTCGCTAAAGCGAGACTCAACATCGATCTCTGCCGCATCAGGAACCATCTTCTTTACGCGATCCCAGTATTCCTGGTCGGATCGAATCTGGCTCTGCTGGAACTCTTGCTGCTCACGCTCGTTTACCTTGCGGGTAACCGCGGAGAGCTTGCTCTCGTATTCCTGACGAATCTTGTTTGCATACGCCTCTGCGAGCTTTGCCATCCGTTGTGCATTCTCCTCGCCAAGGATTTCGATATCCTCCTGCGAGAGCACGCCGTCTGGCACATACCCCTTCGGCACAGTCTGGCGTAGTTGCTCAACCTCACGCTGGACTTGTTCTAGCTCATACTGCTGGGTGGCGCGGTCAGCCTCGCGCTGAGCCAACAGAGTACGCAGTTCGTGGATGGTGTTATCGGTTGACTGTTTGTAACCGATGAACCGCTTCTTCCAGTCCTCTTCCTGTGGTTCGGAGACAGGCTCCGGCTCAGGCATTGGTTCTGGCTGCTGCTCAACCTCCTCGATCTCCTCGACGCCAGGTGCCGGTGCCGGCATGTTCTGGTTACGAAGTTCCTGCGCGCGCTCGAACGCCTCTTGAATCGGGGTGGGAATCCCAGGCACATATCCTCCAGCCGCTAATCGCGGGATTGGTGAGTCATCCCCAACAGTTCTTCCAGAAGCTGTGCTGCGCCCTGCATCTGTTTCAGTTCATCGCCCGTTGCATAACGGAGCTTGATGTCCATGTCAGATAAGGACTCGCGCAGATACCGCTTCAGGAAGGTGCTGGTGTTCATTTCATCCTTGAGTAGACCAAGCTCTTCCCTTGTGACTTGGTTCAACCACATACGACAACCGGAATGTGTTCAGCGTTCATTAGATCCCGGTTCCTTTTTGCTGCTTTACTGCAATTTCTTTGTTGAAGTGCTGTTCGTTCTGCTGCATCTTCAGTAGATCTTTGGTCATGTTCGCCTTGTCCTTCTCGAACGTGAGCTGACCGGACTTCTCCATCTGCATCTGGAGACCGGAAAGGCGCATCTGCTCGACTTCTTTCTGGTGGCTGCGCTGCTTTTCGCGGTCTTCCATCTCCAGCTTCTGATCCTCGATACGGCTCTTGTAGGCAATCTCGGCAGCCTCAACGCGAGGATCTTTTGGCTGCTGCTGATTCTTGCGCAACTCGGCAAACTGGACGAGGATCTCCTCGATCTCTTCATCGGTCGGGAACTTGTTCGACTCGATATCAAGGTCTTTCGCCGTTTCGGTCAGGATCGCCATGCGCGCTTTCTGCATCAATAGATCCATGCCAGGGATCTGACTCTCTGGCGTGTTGTTGATGGCTGTCAGAAGCTCGATGCGGCGCTGACGGATACCAGATCGCTCAATCAGTGAGCTAGATCCGCGGGCAACGACATCGATGTCGCCCTTGATGCGCTCGTCAGGATCGTAAAGCATGTTGATCAGGAACTGGTCGTGGATGCGCGGGATGATAACGCCCTGCTCAAGATTCGCGACTGCGTGTCGGATAACCTTGTTCGAGTTCTCCAGTAACATGCTCAAGCCGTTCATGGTCTGGGCGGCACCCTGCATGCCCTGGTCTGCACCATAGTTCCATCGGTAGATCCCGGTCACATCGCCCGCGAGTTCCCAATAATGCTGGAACACGCCGATCAGCTCTTTCGCATTTGACTGAGGCTGGAAGAACTGGATTGGAGCCTGACTCTGACCGGGCTTGCTCACCATCTGCCAAACCTTCAGGGGATAGATGCTGGTGATCGACTCCTCGCCCTTCGGTAGCTGGTCGATCATAATCACGACCTGTGGACCGGCGCTAATGCCCATATTTTTCACAAGCGCGCGCATCGCTGCATTACAGATATCCTGTAGGTGCTTGGTCTGCGCGGGGGGTGAAGTGCCCCAGAACTGTCCAGGGATTGAACGCCAGATGGCCTTGTAATACGGGCGACGGTCGAGTGGGTGCGGGTTCTTGGCAACGCGCAAGACCTCGTGCCCACACAGCCAGACCTCTGTATCGTAGAATTCGTTCTCGTCGTCTACGTCAATGCCGTACTCTTTCAGGTCGCAGCCCTTGAGCATCCCCCAATATCGCAGGACATCGATCAGGTCAGACTCGCTCTCAGTATTCAATAGTTCGTTGTCTTCGGTCGCGTTGCGGTCTGAGTCATTCCACGCAAACAACCAGTTCCCTGAAGGAGCCATCAGGACTCGATCGATCGCCTCCTTATTGAAGCCTGGCACCTCGCGATGCTTGGATAGCTCGTAAGGTCTCAGCCTCAAACGCTCGATCAGTGGACCATCATGCACGGTCACCATACCCGGCGACGGGTAGATATCAAATGGCGACACGCGGACATCCAAGTCCTTCGTGCGCATCTTTCGTTTGGGCTTGCCGTTCACCCACTCAAGAACCGGCTCATGCACCGTGATGCGCTTGGTTACGGCATACGGATAGGTCGCGAAATCCTCGATGAACTGAACCATCGTGTCGTAGAATCCGCTATCGACAAGCTGGTCGTCAATCTTGCGCTCCATGTGGTGGGCGGCGCGCTTGGCTTCTGCATCAATGCGCGCGCGCTGAGCCTTCTCAAGCTCCTCGCGGCGACCTGTAAATCTGGCTCCTGGGCTCGTTGTCTGAGATTCAGCATCAATCTGCGCTCTGATCAGATCCTGGATCTCACCCGGCAGATCGGGGATGGGCGTTGGCTTCAGGCTCCAGGCACGCTCAGAGGACGGTAGAACGACCTGGGAGACGCTTGCAGAGCCGGAGATGGACTGCATAGCAGCCAGGGGTGCGTAGACCTCCTCGCCGCCCGTAGCGCGGATCTGAGCCGCCTTGCTGTCGCTGTATTTTGCGGCTCGCATATTGTGGCAATCTTCGAGAACATCATCAATCTCGTTCTGACGATGTCGCATGTTGATCGTCCACTGTTGCCAGACGATGCCGTCCAGTCCACCACGATATCCGACATCGGGCGTCTCGATCTCAGCCGCTCGCGCTTCACGCTCTGCCACTTTATCCATCAGTATGTCCACCATCCTGTGCTTGGTGCCTTAGCAATCGGTAGCACGCGATGCCGTGACTCACCAATCGCGTCGGCAGCGAAAGTAAAAACCAGGCTGTCCGCTTTATCAGGTGACATCCCGAGCCGCTGTCGCGTGTATTTCTTTGGCTCAAGCCGAAGCTGCATCTTGCCGGTATGATCGTATTCTGGCGCAATCAGCTCAGACCGAAGCTCTTCGTCAGGATCAAGATCCACCTCGCCGCGGAGCCACTGGCGCAAGCGTCCCCATAGCTCGGTGCGGAGATTGAAATATTGGATTGGATCAGTGCTCTGGCTGCCGACCATGACATCAACGACAGGGATATTCAGCTCGCGCAATCGGGCAACGACGCCCGTGCCAACGCCCGTGCCATCAACACAAACCATGTCCGCCTTCCAGACATGGAACTCGTCCAGGATCTCAGCCACCAACTGCATCGTGTCGATCTCGATCAACACGCGCGGAGCCCATGCTTTCCTGCCTTGCCTGCGGCAGATTGCGTGCCTGTCACCAGAGCCGCCACCCTTGGCTACGTCAACGCCCAGAATCCGCTGATCTCGCGCATATTCGCGGATCTCAAGCGCGCGGCTCATGGCATTGTCTACGATCTCGTTCGAGATGAACTGGCTCGTAGATTGGCGGGGGAACATGCCGCGAACGCGGACACGAAAGAAGTCGCTGTCCTCGCCGTAGTCTTCCGACCACTCCTGGAGCTTGACCTTGTCCGTCATGCGGGCGGTGCGCGAATCGACCTGCATGTTCCACCAGCGATGCGATTCCTTGCCGCCAGTGAAGCATTCGCGGAACCTGCCCGTGTTGCGCGTTGGGTTTCCGAATAGCACCCACTTCGCGCCCTCGGTCGTCATCGCGCCAGCCGCAACCTCATAGATCGTGTCGCTAATGGCTGACGCCTCATCGAACAGCATTAAGACGCCAGAGGTCTCGTGGGTGCCAGCGAACGCCTCAGAATTCTGCTCAGACCA